TTTTTCGATTCGGGGTATTTGTCAAACGAAAAAAACTCATCATCAGGCAAATCCTCGTAACTGATATTTATCTTCGCTAGGTCGCGAACCATGCGCTGCATTATGGCTTTTGTGGCTGCATCAGCACTCGCAAGCAATGATATGAACTTTTTATCTGTCATTGATATATACTGCTGTATCTTTCAGAGAATATACTAAATACTACTTAAACCTTAATTATTCTTCGCCTGTTGCTGTACCGAACATATTAGTTACCATTGACAACTGCGCTTCTTGTTGTGCTTCCTCGTTTAGCTGCTCTATCACTTGCGTTGGATTGTCAACTAGCGGATTTTGGCGCACCGCTTCTTTTTGGCTCATCGTTGGGCGATTGCCGGTGCTCATGTTAAGAAGCTGCAATGTTTCTGTTAAGTTCTTTGGCATATACGGTTCAAATTTTGGCTCAACCTCAATCTCATCAAGCACATTATCCGGTACATCAAGCAATGAAGTTGCGATACCGTTTTGCACAAGATTGTATCTGCGCTGAAACATTTCGCCATACAACTCAATCTTATCTTCCGCCTTCATGTGCGGATCTGTGAACATTAGCTGTATAGCAACGCCACTAGTGTTGTTGCCTAACTGCTTCATCGTTTCGAAGGAAATATCCGGTATTTGCGAATACGAAAAGATAATATTGAAAAGCGTTGATAGCTCATTGCCAATGCTTGTTGGCGAATTATCCCACGAAAGCACTTTTAAATCTGCTCCTTCTTTGAGTTGATATACACTGCCTGTTTCGCCTTTCTCAGCGAAACCTTGTACTTCGCCTGTTGCCACGTATGCCGGTTTACCAAAATAGTCATTCGTATCTGCCCAATTCGATAGCAAATCCTCAACACGCTCAATAGGTATTTGCACGTCAAACCACTCTGCATGCTCTTGGCGATAGTATATCACCGGAACTTTTTTGAAACCATGTTGCTTGCGCGCTCCAATAGGCATCAGTGATCCACCATCGTAAGTGTAGCGATAAACGTAACGCGAAGTATATACGTCAAAGTGTTGCGTTTGCTTGCCGCTCTCATCAAGAATAAAATACTCGCGCGCAAAACCATCCATATTGCCCCAATCATCAAAGTGGGGAAATAATTTATTGCCCTCGCTGGGTTTAATGAGCTTCATGCGCAAGCGTTGTGGTTGCCCATTCGCATCGGTTTCGAAATACCAAAGCTCTGCGCACTCTCTTTCGTGCATTACTGTGCGCGCAAGTTGTTTATCTTTGTACTTGAGCTTGTTTGACTTAAAGCATTTCATTACCTCGTTAAATAGCGCGGTTGCTTGCTCGCTTGTTCCCTCAACCATAGCATAGCGTACGGCATTGGAAAATAAGAAACCAACTGCGCGGTTAACGAGTACTTTTTGCATTGGAATAGCAATACGGCATCGCTCAACTTTCTTCTCTTTGTATATTGGTTGCCCTGTTTTTTTATCCTTGCCTGTGAGTACTTTGATTGTTTTTCGGCGGCGATAAATTGGGTTCATTACTTTATGCCCCTGTGGGTGCCATTGCTGCTCTATCTCTGCAACGCTTTCTGTGAATGGCGGCTTCGTGCGCGTAAGCAACGCATATACGCTATTCAAATCAGCGTTTTGCATTATTTCTTCTATCGGCTTCATTTGCTATATATTTTTAATGGTTAAAGAATATCAATTAATTCTGCGGCACTCATACCGCTATCACTATCAGAAATAAAGGCATCGTTGATGGCATAACAGAGCAAATCCACGAATTCATCATGCTCTTTTGCCGGAAAACCTATAATTTCATCAATAAATATCTCATTAAAATCGCCCTCAACAATACAAACTCTGCCACTCTCAACGAATGGCGATACAGCGTTAAGGCGTGTTTCTTTGCTATCTTTAGGCGTGGGCGTTGGCACCACGTTTAACTGCGTACTCTCGCGGAGTTGGTCAATTACAGATAAACCATTAGCTTTTGGCTCAATGTGAATTTGCGAGTTATAATTATAGTGGTTGTCACGCACATATTCAGGCAAAAAACGGCACAAATCAGGAAATTTCATGCGTACTTGTTTCGCGCAAAATACATATAGTGTGCCATCTATTACTTGAGTGCCTATCACGCCTGTTGGATCGTTTTTGGCTTTCTCGGTGTAAGCTGTATCAACGAAGAATTGTGCGCTAGTTGCCGCCTTTGCGCGCTCTTGTTCGAATGTGTGCTTCGACACAAAGCGAAACCATTCTTTCTTGATGATGTTACCGCCTTCGATTGTTGGGTGCTGCTGATACAAGGCAGAAAAGAAACGCGGCGCGCGTGTCTGTGCTGCTCTCAATCGCTCAAGCGAATGGCGGTTCTCCCATAACGCTTCGCCAACGTGTCTACCACTGTGAAGCTCGCCATCATCTTCTTGTTCACAAATAGCCGGAATTGAAAGCACTTCCCAATTTTGCGGCTCGCGTTTTAAAATTCTTCCGGCTAAATCATCATCATGCCAACGTGTCATGATAAATAGCTGTCTGCTTTCATTGTGTAAGCGAGTTAGCAATACAGAGTTGTACCAATCCCATACGCGCTCGCGATACGTTGGTGAATAAGCTTCTAGCGCATCTTTCACGGGATCATCAATAATCGCTATATCAGCCGGAGTTCCGGTCAAACCGCCCATTACACCAACTGCTTTATAAAAACCTCGCGAGCCGTTAATCTCGAACATGTCAAGCGTATGCGAATAGCCTTTGCCGCCAACTTGCGTGCCATCAAAAATTGCTTTGTATTCCTCTGAAGCAAGCGTTTGTTGAATTGAGCGTGAGAATTGTTGCGAAAGGTCTGATGAATAGCTTGCTGCTACGATTTTAAGGCTTGGATTAATGCCTAATGCCCATGCCGGTAATTGTCGCGAAACTAACTCTGAATTGTGTGTAGCTATAAGCTCGCGCCCTGCGAGATAATAGCCGCCCTCAACTTCAATGCAATTGACAGTTTTTTTGCCGCAATCTTTAATAGCTGTGATAAAATGCTTGTATTTGTCGTTGCGATCCTTAGATTTTTTTCCTTGCAAACGTGCTAATTTTCGCGGCAAACGAAAAACTGCATCATCACGGTTAGGCGAAAAAGTAACACGATATTTCTTTGAAATGAATTTGCCGTGAAGTGCAGCATCGCCCTCTTTCAGCGTTGGCTTATAACCTAGTGTGCGCAATAGCTCAACTATCTGTAAAGCGAGCTGTTTGCGAATTTGCACAATCTCAATGCGCCCGTTGTTATTGCAATAGCCGTCAGTATCAAGTAAACCTTGCAATAGCTCAATACGTTGCTGCGCTGCTGCGTGTAAATACTGCTGCGGTATGTGTTTATTTTGCAGCACGCCAATGCTCTTTAGCTTTGTCATATCAAGCTGCTCGAAAGTGATATAAGCAACTTTATCTTTAACGCGCTTTATTTTGCCATTGTACTGCGAAAGAAAAAACTTGCAATCGTCTATGCTCTTGCAAATCTGTTTATGATGAGAGCAACCATCACCTAGCCATAAGCCTAACAGATACGGTGGTATAGCGAGCGGTTGCCAATCAAAACTTAGAGTTGCAGCGCTCTTAATGTATGCACTTCTATCACGTGTTTTTCGCTTAATTTCGTCTGTTTCAATATTGGCATAAAACTGCGCTATGTGCGATGAATCGGGTATATAACACCCCCATTCATGATTATATGATGCTACAATATTTGCACCGCAAGCAAATTGAACTTCGCGGCATTGCCATGTGTACGGTCGCGTTGCTGCAAGCACTTTGACACGGCTGCCATCCGGTGCAAAAACCGTATCACCGGCTTTTAACTCTCCGTGCTTACACCAACCTCTATTCGCTGTCAGTATATCTGTATCAACAGAGAGAGCTTTGCCTTCTTGTGGCGGCATGAACACCATCAAGTTTTTACATTTGTCCTCAATGATATTTTGGCATTTTCGCGCAATAAGCTCATGAAACCATTGTGCATCATAGGCGGGGTTAACACATTGCACAAAGCGCAAAAAATCAGTACGCGCATCAAGACGTTGCAACGCAAGTTCGCGTTGGTAAATCTCTAATGCACGTGCAAAGCTGATGTTATCAAGTTCATCAACTTCTTTTGATTTTTTGCGCTTTGTCGTTGCCATGAATTAAAACGGTGTTAATCCTTTTTCGTAGTCGCTCTGTGTGCGCTGCTGCAAGTTTCTTCGCATTGTCGTATTTAACAAAATCGCTTTTCATCGCAACAATGCGCGGTGGTATATAACGGTTCTGTGCTATATCATCATCGGCTTGCACTATGTCAACACCCTCGAAACCGTCAGTATCACCGAAATCTGCATCATCGCCCATGTTACCGAAATCGCCCAACTCAAAATCATCTGTTAGCTCAAAATCTGCC